TTATTTTTCTACACGCTAGTACACAAAATACAAGTGTTAATGCTAATGTTACAATACTCTTAACATCTAGTAGTTTTTTCATACTATCACCTCTTTTCTACAATCCCATTTTTGCTAAAAAATAACCCAAAATTGCTGTTACAATTCCGAGTTATCATTAAGCTCATAACTTTGTCCCAATTTTTTGCGGGTTTATCTTCTATCGACTTTACTCTGTCATCAATCTTATTTACATCTTCTCTCATTGCTTTAGTTTCTGTTGCTATTTCTTTTACAGATGATGTAAGTTCGTATATATTCTCAACTTTATGCTCTAGTGTATCAATTCTCTTATGTGCTTGTTTTGTAGACTCATCTACTCTTACTAACATTTCATTTTCCACTTGCTACACCCCGCTTTCTTCAATTTTTAGTACTTTATATTTTTGAAAAATTTTATTTTCTTTTTCTTCATAATATACTTGCAAATATTCTGTATCTAAATTATAAGAAGTCTCTTCAGTTTCAATTAGTTCTTTATACCCAGCTTCCAAAAAATCTTCATCACGTGGATTTATTACTTGCTTATTATCATATTTAAGTATTTTTTTGTAATTTGCATATTTTATATTGTATTCATTTATATATTTTACTAACATATTAACTCTCCTTTTCTCCGTATAAGAAATCTCCTGTTCCGCTTGTTGTAGTAAAACTTTTTATTTACTTTGTCATACATACATGCTACGCCGTTCTTGTCCAAAACGGGTATCATATCTCTAATTAATACATCATTATCATATATTTTACAATCATATATATTCATTTTATTTGACTTTGTAATAGTTCCGTGCTGTATTTATTCCAAAAAGTACTAGATTATAATCGCTTTGAAATTCTGTTGTAGATTTTGCTTGATATTCAACATTATCAAAAAATAATTTTCCTTTATCGATTTCAAAATAATGAATATCGTTATCATTATTTGTAATTGTTACTACTCTATTTAGTCCTTTTGAATAATCAAGTCTATAATAACCTAAGTTTGCTGTTTGTCTTTCCATTAACCCAGCAAAAGTTGAATTTCCGGCTGAAATCCTAGCGCCAAAGACAAATGTAGTAATAAAGTAAGTTATTTTTGCCTTTGCAATAATTCTTGTGTTGCTATTCGGTTTAAATTCAGTATCAATGTATTGCGTACCATTTGACGCCAAATATTTTAATTCTGTATATTCATCTTGCTTTTTTTTCACAGACATCATTAATCTTCTTCTAAAACTAGACATTTGACACCCCCAACAGCACACCAATATTGTCTACTATACTGCATTGATATATTTTGTTTGACTCTATCGTCGGTGTTTCTAGCCATTTAATTGTGTTTGGTAAAGTTAAAGTTGAAGCTGTACTACCACTTGTAAACTCAAACATATACTCATTTAAAACTGATGTATCTGTTATTGCTGCAAGTGTGATATTTAAACTTGATACTTCACTAAATTTATAGAATTTATTTGGTTGTATTTCTTGCGTACTTGATGTACTTTCTACTACTTGTACTGAATAGTTTTTTCCATTTGTGCCATCTTTTCCATTGATTCCATTTTTACCATCAGCACCTTTTTCACCTTGTGGACCAGCTGGACCTTGTATTCCTTGTTCTCCTTGAGGTCCTTGTTTTCCTTGAACTCCCTGTGGCCCTTGAGGTCCTGTTTCCCCAGTATCTCCCTTAAGGCCTTGTGGCCCAGTGTCACCAGTATCTCCCTTAGGCCCTTGCTCTCCCTGAGGTCCGGTATCTCCTTTTTCTCCCCTTAACTCTTCTTTATGTTCAGTTACATATGTTTCAACTATAGTTGGCACTTGATTATCAGCATATTGTTTTGCACTTTCAAGAGTTTTTGTATCTTGTTCATCAACATATGTTTTATTAACTGTTCCTTCTACATTTGCACTTATGACATTATCTTTTATTGTTATATTTTCACCTGCTGTAAGCTTATCCTGTTTAGTATTTACAATATCAATAATGCTTGGATAATCATCTTCTATTGTAGCTGTAGCATTAATTGCATTAAGTACTTCTACATAGAATTTTTTTGACTTGAAAACCGGTATTCCGTTTACGTTTTCATCTTGTGTAATTCTTAATTGCATATATATATATCCTGCTTGATTTAACAAACTTGATTTTATTTCTAAAGTATATGTTTCATTTTCTTTTGTCATTTGAATGTAGCCTTTTTTTCCAGTTTCTTTTTCAATTTCAAGCCAAGCTACGCCGTCGACAAATTCTTCAAAATTAAATATTATTTTTCCTTGCAAATTTTCACCGCTTATACCAAGTACTGCTTTATCTAATATTATCATGCTATTTGATAGCACTTTTATATTAATATCTTTGTTTATCATATCAAATCACTCCGCATCTATTTCAATATAATTATCTTCTATATCATTTTTTCCTAAATAAATAATTTTTGATTTTACAGCATAATCAAGTTTTCCATTTTCATCTTCTACTTTTTCTTTACTCACTATGATTTTTCCAGTTGATGCTTTTAGTATTCTTAATTTAATTTGTTTATTTTCTATTATCATTTTTTATCTCCTTTTTTATGACAATGTCCAATTTTTTTCAGTTGCAATAGCTTTTTCATTATCAGTTAATTTCTCTAAATTGATTTTGCCTAAAGTCAATTTTTTTGGATTTTCAGTATTTTCTAATGCATATAAAATACTTAATAAAGTTTCATGCGTAAGCTTTGTTGAATCACTTAACACCAATCTGTTAAATGAAATTTTTCCAGTTAGCTGAATTTTTTCTAAATTATAGCATGCTGTGAAATTACAATCTCCTGTCGCACTTGAAAAGTCTATTCCATTTATTCGCTTTAAATTTTCACAATATGCAAAAGACATAAAAAAATTTGTTACATTGCTTGTATTATTTAAATTTAATTCTATCAAATTTTTACAGCCAAAAAAAGTTATATACATAGTTAGCACGTTTGAACAGTCAATATTTAATTTTTCAAGTAATTCACATGAAGCAAACGATGCGATTAAGTTTGTTGCTTTTTGTGTATTTAAGTTTTGAATATTCTTCAATTTCTTGCAATTTGCGAATATACTTTTGAAATTCGTTACATTGCTTGTATCTTGAAATTGTACATTTGTTAAATTAGAACATCCATTGAAAGCAGAAGACATATCTGTTACATTATTTGTCATACAATTTTTTAAACTTACATCTATAAAATTGTTGTTTGATTTAAATAAAGAACTTATATTTCTTAAATTATCATAATAATTATATATTTCAATTTTAGATCCATTTTCAATTTTATTTATTACTTCTTTTAATAAATCGGCATTTTCATCTTCAATATTTTTTCTTGAGATTATAAATGTTTCTGTTTCGCCGCTTGCATACGTAACTTTTAATGTATATCCTGCTGCAACATTATCTAATTTTATTTTCAATTTAAATGTACTATCTGTATAAATTTTGCTTGGCTCCGTAATTATTTCTGAAATTCTCATGTTAACACCTCATAATTTTCCCATTTTTTTTGACAATTGGAAGTGCTCTTAATATTTTCCCATTTAAACATACAAAAATATTTGCTTTTAGTTTCTTATCTCCAACTTGCACTAATGCACGTTTTAAAGCACCGATTTATTTTTATTTTTACATCTTTATAATTTAAGTAAGATAATCCATTTTGCGTACTTCTAATATATAATCTAACAGTAAAATCGTTATTGTTTTTCATCATTTTATATATTGTATCAATTTCACTTTCTGTAAATGATATTGTTCCTATTGCATTTTTGTATTCTTTATAATTTATAATAGCAGTTTTGCCATCTGTTTTAAAAATTCCTAATTCAACTTTTGCTCCTGCTGCATTAATATACGTATAATTCAATTTATTGCTTAATATCAAAATATTATCAGTTGAACTTAATTTTGCAATATCATATGTTGTTGCAGATATATTACCACTTTCAGTCCAAAGACCGCTATCTGATCTTCTTATTCTTGTTCTTATATAGTAAGTAGTATTTGGGCTTAAATTACTAATAACATATGTATTGCCACCATTACAATCTTGCCATCCACCGCCGTTTATACTATGTTGCCAAGCATTAATACTAGAATCTGCTTCCCAATGAATCGAAACTGTATTAATACTTCTCGCTGAAACATAATGCTGAGTAAAATTTGCATATCTAGGAATATTTGAAAGCCACATGTCGCCACCACAGCTCATATTGCCAGGTGTATATGAAGCACTAGAACTTTGAGAATAGCTTGCACTACAATATATTGCTTTTGTTCCATCTGCATTGTGCCATACGTTTTTATCCCCACTCGCAATTGTAATTGCACCGCCTGCACTAAGTGATTTTTGAGAGTAAGCATTATAAACTTCACCGTCAACATTTACAACAATTGTACTTCCTATTGTACTAAAACTATAATTTCCTGTCGCTCTTAATATAACTTCCCAATGTACACTACTATAATTATCCATACTAGTCCAATTTTCCCACACATTAAGCTCTAATCTATAATTACCGTTTATACTACCTGTTGCACTCCAACTAGCCATTATTTTTCACCTCTACTCTTCGTCAAAATACTGTAAATAAATTTGTCCTTCTTCAAGTTCGCTTGGATATTCATTTCCAATTCTTATTTTACTTGTCAACATATATGCACTTCCATCTTTTACATTTGCTATTTCAGTTTTTAATTCTTCTATTAATTCACTTACATCTAATTTTATATCTTTATAAATACTTTTAAATTCTAGCATTTTTCTTGTATCTTTAAATTCACTAATACCATTTGCTGAAGTTTTAAATTGTGCAAACTCAAATTGATATATATTTCCTTTGTCAAATAAATTTTCTTGTGTCACACTTGGATATGCAGTTGTACTCTTTATAACTTTAAAAGATGCTTGCAAAAAATCTGTTTCAGTATTTGTTTTACTTAAATCAATTTCACAAACAAGTTTACAAAATGCATCATTTGAAGTCACTTCTACTTGTTCTTCACCTACAATTTCTAAAAAACCTCCCTGCACGCAAAAATATCCAGATCCAATCGTAATATTATTTGCACTGTTATTCATTTCACAGCCTTGAATTATGCCATTGTTTCCGTCCAAAAACACGTTCATAAATAGCCTAAACACTGTATTTGCAAATACTTGTTCACTAAACGTATGTCCTTTTAACATCTATCTCAACTCCTTTTTTAATTTGTCTATAAAATTAATTCTCATATTTCCAGTTGTAAATGTAATAAAATTTCCACCAGTGTCGTTTATTGCTGAAATATAAGTATTTAAAATTATATTATTTCTTGTTTTAACATTTATCGGTGTTCCAATTCTTAAATCATTAACATTTATAATTTTTGAATTTTTATACAAATCAAATGTGATCATATGCTTATATGTATTTGATTTAAATTCATTTAAAGCTGTTTGATAAGCATCTTCAACTTTTTCTGTATAAACTACTTCAATATCACCAAATGCACGATTTTCATCATTAATATTATCAGTTACTGTTCTATCGCTCTTTAAAAACCAATTGTGTTCACTTTTATCTTTGCATAAAACAATTACTTTTGCTGTAACATTTTTTTCAAATAATTCTGTATAATTTGTAATATCTGCAAGTGTTGCATCAACATTCTTTGTTTTTGCACTTTCTTTATATATTTTTAATTTAAGTCTTTTGTTATTAATTGAAAATTCAAGTATAATATTATAATTTTGAGTACAATTTGTAACAAAAGTATGAAAATTGTATATGTTATTTTCAACGTTATCTATACTTTTATTAACTTTTGTATGTGTTAGTATTTCTACATCTAAGAAATCAATATTAAGCAATGTGTCATTACTATTTGTAAAATTTTGCTTAATTGTATATAAAATAAAATCTTCAATACCTTTTTCAGATATCAAAGATTCATTTTTAAGTATTATTTTTCTATCAAATATATTCGAAATATATTTACATGTTATAGAATTTTTCTTTTCTCCATTTTCATTTACTATGTCGTCAATTATTCCTAGATAATCTGTTTTACCATTTTTTTTAAGTAGAACAAAATCCTTGTTGAATATATCTAGTTCTTTTATAATATCAAAAGTAGTTTTTGAATTTGTTTCTTCATCAATATTTATATTGTAATTTTCATAATTTGATATTTCTTTTAATTTAAAAGTTTGTCTATCAAAAAAGTAAGCCACTTGTTCATTTAACTCAACTTTTTCTTCTAATTTTTTTAATATTTGTATTTTTTTACTTTCATAAATAGTATCATCATAGATACCTTTTGCTTCTACATTAACCGTTTTAACTCCGCCAATTTCCCCCGACGGTAAATTACATTCAAAATATCCAGAGTTTTCGTTATATTTTAATATATAATCTTGATTTTCAAACTTTACTTTTACTTCTATTTGTATCATACTACACCGCCTTGTACTCAAGATATACTGTTAACTTTGCATTTGTTATATCACTATCAGCTGAAAGTCTTATTTCGCATACTCCACGCGGTAATTTAACAAAATTTATATTATTAATATCAAGATAATCAAAATAATTTGTTAATGTTCCGTCTTGATTTTCCTTGTATATGTACAAATCATCATCTTTTGTAGAATATAGTATTTTTTCATATTCTTCTAATGTTTCATCAATTGCTAATTCAAATATCTTATTTTTATTTACATACACTTCAAATTTGGGATTAATTACATATCCTCCAATTTCAAGCTTAATAGGAGCATCCACATGACCTGTATTTTCAAAAGTGAAACTTCTATTGTCATAACTCTTAAATCTACTATCCCATTTAAAGTCCCATCTAATTTCATTTTCATTTTTTGTCATATCATATGTTGTTTCAACATCTTCATACCAAAGTCCCAAGCAATCAAAATTTATCGGACAATGCAAGTATCCATCCACTGATTTTTCTGATTTTTCTAAACTTTCTATATTTACAAATTTATAATATTTTTTACTAAAATTGTACTTAAAAGGAATTTCATATACAAATTTTATTTTCTTAGAAGTTTCAATATAGTCTATTAAATTTTTAACATTATCATATGAACTAAATATTGCTTCACCATTTATTTGCCCTTGTGACAATTTTCTTATATTATCTATAAAAGAATTGCCAACTTTTTGATATTCTGTTTCATAAGAATATCCTAAGCCAGCTGGATCTGACAAAAAGCAAAATTTATCTTTATCCATTAAGTCATACTTTTGTCCTTTTTCGTTTTCTAAATAAAACTTTCTTACCATATTTCACCTCCAAAAAAAAGAGTTAAACTTTTGTTTAACTCTTTATATTTTTATTTTTTTGAATTTTTATTTTTTTGAATTTTTATTTTTTCCTTTTAATAATATTTTAATATCAAACAATAATCTTATAACTTCACCAAATGCATATAATAATACACCTAAAACTATGTTTTGTATATAAGCAAATTTTCCCATAAAGCACATTATAACAGAAGCAATAATTTCTATAATAGCAATTATTCTTACAATAGTAACTGCCGGGCAAGTTTCTTCTTTACATTCCATAACAAACCACTCCTTTGCAAAATATATTTTAAATATAACATATTTTGTCACAAGATGTTGTCGAAATTTGTCAATGAATTAATTTATTATATTTGCATACCAAATTTTTTATTTACTGTATCAATTATTCTATTCATTTCATTATTATCTAAATGCTGTGTATTTATAACTATGTTAGGTTGCAAAATCTTAGGTTGTAATTGTGTGCTTATTGTTTGTGATATACTACTTTGTAATCTCGGAATATTCTGCAAGGAGTTAAAGTTTAAACTCATTGATCCATTGAACTTTTTCATAAATTCTTGACCAAATTTAAGCATATTACTTATAGTACTCGATTTTTCTTTATTAATTCCTTTTGTAACACCTTTTAGCAAGTTTTTTGCAGCCTTTTCCGTTTCTTTTGACGGAGAATGTTCATCCCAAGCTTGTTGTCGTATTGCATTTAGTCCCTCTACTCCAAAACTATGCATACTACTTAATGCTTCTTGTCTTAATAGCTTATTATTTATACCTTTTGATACACCTTTTATCCAGTTTTTACCAGCTTCTTCAAATTTTGATGATATATTTAATTGATTTACTGCTTCTTGCCCTAAAAATTTTGCTGCATCTTTTACACTTGTATCATTTCTTACAAAAGCTGTTATCTCATTTATTTTGTCTTGCATATCCCAAGGCATCTGTGCTATTGCATTATTATAATTTTCTCTTGAATTTGTTGCTAAAGTAGTCCAAGCAGCTATTAGTTCCGGGCTTAATTCATTTACAGAACTTGTCATTGAAACTAATTCTTCAGCAATCAAAGATACATTTTTTTGAGATTCTTCTACGTTCGTTGCATATATTGAATTTTTTGCATCTTTATTAACTTGTTTTTCTATATCATATATTTTTTTCTTTTGATTTAAATTATCAGTTTCATTTTTTATTCTTTTAGATAATTCTAGCTCTTGTGTATTTGTCACACTTCTATATGTTTCAACTGTTGATTGCTCAATTTTTTTTAAATCTTCAGTTGTCCCATTCATTGCGAGTTTTGAATTTTCTTCATATTTTTGAATATCATAATTATATTCTTTAATTTGTTTTGTCTGTTTTTCTAAAACATTATTTAGCTCATTATACTGATCTTCTGCTTTTTTTAAATCAGCTAATCTTGAACCTTCGAACAAATAATACTTAGAGTCAATATCCGCTATTTCTTGTTTTTTCAGAGCTATAGCATTTTGAGTATCTAAAAATTCTTCATACAGTTTTGTTTTATTTTTTATTGCATCTTTATATTTTTCTTCGTTTGCGTCAAGTATGATCTGTGCTTTCTTTTTTAGTATTAGTTTATCAATTTCATCTTGTAAATTTCTATAATTATTTATAATATTATCAGTTTGTGAATATTCTGTCCCAAGTGCTTTATTTAATTCATTTAAAATAAATTTTGTTCTTAATTCATAGCCTTCTTTAACTTTTCCGTTTTCATCTACTAAACCAGAGAGCTCTTTTTTTAGAGACTTAACATTATTAATTTCAGATAAATTTGCATTTAATGTTTCATTTATTGCATCAATATTATTTTGCCTTGCTTGATTTTGCATACTTATGTTATTGATAAAATCGTCTGATGCACTTAAAGATTTCTGAACTGTTTCATTTATTTTTTTATCTAATGAAGTTAAAATTCCAATTATAGTGCCTGTGCCTAATGCTACTAAAGACGCTTTTCCTGCGAAACTTCCTAATCCATTTGAAAATTTTGAAAATGTTGTAGTCGCCGTTTTAGATTTTACATCTAATTCCCCTATTTTTTGTGCAAATTTACCTAAATACTTTATCGTATTTCCTGATACAGTACCAATTTTACTAAAAATAGTAATAAAAGGTCCAGCTGCTGCAACGAACAAACCTATTTTTATAATATTATCTAATGTTTTATCATCTAATTTTTCTAATTTTTTGATCCCTTCATCTGCTCTATCTATCCATTTATCTGCTATTGGTAACAACTTTGACGATAGTTTACTTCCCATGTTTTCTAATTTAGAAGTTAATTTTTGTACTTTAGATGTAGTATTTACATTTACTTCATCTCCATACTTTTTAGTAGTCTGCTCTAATATACCAAACAATCTAATTTGTTGTTGTGTTTGAAAATCTAATTGATTCCAACTTTTATCTCCAGCAAATCTTCTAAAAGCCTCTGTACTCTCTAGTAGCGAAACATTAACGTTTACTCCTAAATCTTCAATTGCTTCAGTATTTCCAAGCAAACCAGAACGTATCCTATCCATTACATCTTCCATTGTTCTGCCTGTTGCTGAGGCGATTACAGATGATGCTTTAAGTAAATCTTGTGTATATTGTGCATTTTTAGATTGATCATCAGTCATAGATTGTATCAAATTACCAAAAATTTGCGAATATTTATAGGCACTTTTTGAAGACATATTATAGCTTAATGCTGTATTATTAGCAAACTCTTTTATTGTATCAGAAGCTTCTCCATAAATTTTTTCAACTTGCTGAATGGATGCTTCCTGTTCCATAGCTGATTTTGTTACTATAGTTCCTAAAGCAACAATTGGTAATGTAAGTCTAGTAGTAAATTTACTGCCTAAATTATCAATTTTAGAATTTACTTTTACTATTTTTTCTCCAAACTCTTCTATTTTTTTGCCATTTACATTCCAACCATCTTGCTCTAATAGTAATTTATTTAATTTTATTTTTGTACTATCTATAGTTCTTTGTAATGCTCTCCAATTTTCTTGTTGCTCTTTATTTTTGTCAATACCTTTTTGCAAAGCTTGTTCTTGAATATCTTGTAATTGTGCTAATTTATTTTTTGTTGTTTCAATATTTTCGCTTAAAACTGCTTGTTTTTGACTTAATAATTCCGTGCTTTTTGGATCAAGCTTAAGCAAACGATTAATTCCTGTTAATTCCTTGCTTAAACTCGATGTTGCAGAATTAACTTTACTTAATGCTTTTTGAAGACTACTTGTGTCTCCACCTATTTCTACTATTATTCCTTTTATGCTTCCTGCCATTTTTCCCCTCCTGAAAAATTGACAGACTAGATTTTCTCTAGCCTGTCAACATATTTATTTGTTCTTGAGAAGGTTTTTGTTCCTCACTCTTTTTATCAATGTAACTAATTAATATTTTCATTACATCCACATAAGTTAATTCTTTTAAATCATTAATATTAAGTCCAATTTTAAAGGCCAAGGCAATAAAAGAATGTTCAGGAAAAACCTCTTCACTATCTCCAGAACATTCAATTTTTTCAAACTCTTTTATTAATTCTTCATCAACAAAATTTCTCGACCGCAAATTCGGTTACCTCGGCGATCCATTCATCATCTATAGATAACTTTGGAATATCTTTCATAAAATCTTCATAACTTTTAAATTTGCTATTTGCTGTATAAATTAAAATATATGCAATTCTTGTAATAGCTTCTACAAAGTCATCAACATAGTCTAAAATTTCTTCATTTAGAACTTTTTCTATATCTACTTCGTTTAATCCTTTTTCTTTTAAAGCTACAATTTTCTCAGCTTGTTTTGCAAAGAAAGTCTTTAAAGTTTGTATATCTTTAAAAATACCTATTCCAAAAACTTTTTTAAATTGCAAAAAAGTTAAAGCATTGCAATCTATATCATACTCTTTATCACATATTTTTATAGTTTTCATTTATACCTCCTAAACGCTAGCAGTGCCATTTTTTTCATAAACTTTTTTATAAAAATTATCATATACTGTTTGATTTTTTTCGTTTGGTTCTAATGAAGCTCTTACAAGATTATCTGTACTTCTAGCACTAGCAGTAATTGTGATTGTGTCTGTCTTAGGCTCTTTTGTTTCACCTACTGTAGAAGCTTCAGCTTTTGGTCTACTTGCAGAACAATTATAATAAACAACTCTTTTAGCATTTACATCTCCATTCACTTCAAACATTAATGCAAATTTTGATGATTTATCCTCAGATGATTCTATTAGTGCTCCGTTTGTATCAACAACTTGACCTAATATTTCTTTTAAAAATTCATCAGGTATTTTTGCAACTTCTAAATCTCCAGAATATCCATTATTTGCATAATCGCTAAAAAATACAACATCATCAGCATTAAAATCAGCCTTGTCACCCTGTGGATCTAAACTCAAATTGACTGCCCCAGGTATTCTGACAGGTGTTGCATAACTTATGCTTCCGTCTTCTTCTGATACAATCATTTTTGCAAAATGTACATTTTTTAATCCAAATTTAACTTTGTTTTTACTCATTGTTTTTTCCTCCTTTAAATTTCAAAAAAATAACTAACATTGTAGACATTTTCATCATCAATGTTAGTCTCTTCTTTACTCCACACGACATCGTATAGAATATTTTCTTCAATTTTGTTTTCAATTTCTAAGTCTTTCTTTGTAGTTGTAAGTTCAAGTATTAAACTATTTACTTTTAAAAATACTTTATCATCTGCAGAAAAATTGTCACTTTCGGGAGATGTAACAATCAAGTGAGGCGGTGTAACTTCTTCTTCAAACCTTCCATACGCATATTTAAATCCGTTCTCAATAGCTCTATTTTTTAACTCTTCTAAATTCTTCAATTGCTTTCCCTCCTGATTGCTTTCTTTATTTTCTCCTCAAATATTTTTTTGTATTTTTTTTCAACAGGTCTTATATGAGGTATTGCTTCAGTATGGCCACCATTAACAGTAGCATGACCAAATTCAAGCAAATGTGTTAACTGATAATTAGTTGCATTATATATTTTTACTTTATATATTTTCCCACCTAATTTATCTTTCTTTATTCTCCAACCTTTATAATAAGGTTTTTTTCTTTTCCCTTTTTCGCGAGGTGATTTTTCTTTTAATTCTTTTACTGCATCTTTACAAACTTCATTCGTAACTGTTTCAACTTGTTCTTCTATATCTTCAACATAATTTTCAAGATATTCCATAACCTCTTTTGAAAGTAAATTAACATCTATACTATTAGCCATCTGCTTCTTTCCTTTCGCAAATTAGCAAAATTTCATCTGCATTTGGTATTTTTGTTCTTATAATAGTATAAATAGTTTTCATATATTCTAATTTTTTTTGTTGATTATAATTTAATGAACTTATTCTAAGTTGAAGACTCGGCTTTAATCCTCTTTCATTTGCTTCATAAAACTCATTCATACCAACAAATTCAACCTTTATAATTGGTACTTCTTGATTAGTTTCTTTAGCAATTTGATTACCAATTTCGTCAGATTCATATGAAGTAGATATAAGATAACAAACTACATCTCTCATTATCTCTCTGCCTCCTTATACTCTGAACTTAGACTTAAATTATTACATAGAAGATTGTACATCCTCTGTGCAAGTTCTTTTTCTTTGATATCTACCATCCCAAAATTTGCTTTTACAAACATAGCTATTGTTCCTTGTATAAGACTGTCATTTACGTTTACATCAATACCTTGTCTTTTCAAGTCACTCATTGCCATTTTTATCAAAAGTCTTATTTCATCATCTTTATATGTAGATGTTTCGACTATGCTTAAACATTGCTTACACAATTTTAGCAATTCAGACATACAATCTCCTCCTTATTTTTCATTAAACACTAGCAGTGCCTTTTTTTACTCTTACAAATCCATTATATTTAGATACAGTTCCACCAACTATAGCATCAGCTCTATAACAAATCATACCTTTTTTAAATTGATAATCTGTGCTCTCTTGAACTTCTAAGTCTGAAAATACAGGTAATTCAAAGTCCATTAAAGATCCATAAATCATTGTGTATTTTCCAGCAGTTGTTGCTTTGTTTGATATTGAATTGCAAGCTGAATTTATAACAAATGGTACTGCTAGCCCTCCGTCTTTATAAGATATTGTTCCTCTTGCTCCATTTTTTGTTATACTATATACAAATTTCCCATCTGTTGTTTTTACTTTTGCAAATGCTTTTAGGTCGTCTTTAGATAATATTAATGCTTGTGGTGCTTCTACATCTTCATTTCCACCGTATGCAAATGTAATTTCGTTTAATGTATCTGCATCTATTGCTGATAATTCTATATCACTTGTTTTTGCATCAGTTGGCATTACTTTTGTATCTGCATTATAAATACCTTTTATTGTATTTGTTGTTCCAGCTCCTACAATTGCTTGTGCTCCTATTTTCTTTTTAATTGAACTTGTTACTCTCTTTGATATTAATGCTAAATATGCAGCAGAAGGTAATTTCTTAACTTCTTTTGTTACTTCTATATAAGATGTTATTTTTGCTCTACCTGTTTCAACATAATCTGTTTCAACATCTACATCTTGGTATTCTCCACCTTCAGTAGTGTAATCTCCTTCTCCATATCCTTTTTCAAAAGCTACATTGTAAGAATCTCCTCCGTTTAGTGGAACAGTATTTAACATATCAACCATTCCAGATACAGCATTAAAGCTTTCTGAAATCTCATTTTTATATTTTTTAGGTACAAGTATAGTTCCACCTTGTACTGTTACACTTCTTTGTTCTCCGTTATCAAAAGCAATGCTAACAGTTTTTCCTTCTTTTAAATCTTTTGCTCTTTGTTCAATTAATTCTTTTTCTTCCACTTTTCTTTCCTCCTTAACTGGTTTTTTAATCTCTTTTACTTTTGAAGTTTTTATATTTCTTTTTTCTAAATCTTCAATTGCTCCTTTTAATAAATTTCTTTCGTCTATTTCTCCTTCTTGTTTTTCTTCTTTAATTTCAACATCTTCTAGTTCTTCAATTTCTTTTCTAATTTCTGCTAATTCTTCTGGTTTAGCATTTTTTAATCTTTTTCTTAATTCTTCTTTTTTTTCATTTAACTCTTCTAAAGTCATTTTTAACCCTCCTATTTTTTAACAGTTCTACCACCATTTTTTATAAAATCTCTATTTGATTTCTACCAATCAAAAAAGAAGCAGTTCTACCACCGCTTCTTTTGTCGAGATTATAAACTTAATAATAATTTTAATCTCTCTTTTTCATTTTTAAATTCTTGATATTTTCTTTTTTCTTTTTCATATGTTTCTTTACTTCTTGCATATATTTCTGTGCCGTCATAAGCCGGAATATCAACTACAGATACATCAAATAATTGTGAAATTTCAGTAATTCTTCTTGTATCAGTTTCATAATCCCATTCTTGTTTTCTAACAGAAAATGCAAAACTCATTTTATCAAGTAAGCCTGCTCGTATCATTTTGTATATATCTCTATTTTGTGTTGTATCTATTAATTTTGCTCTTATTTTTAATCCCTTGCTGTCTACTATTAATTCTAAACTTTTATTTCTAGTTCTAGCTAAAATTAAGCAATTGTCATTATGATTATATTTAAGTACGCAGTCAGACATATTACAATCATTAAAAGCTTCCCTACTAATAATTTCTTTACACCATCCCAAATCTGTTTCTTGTTCAAATACTGCCGCATATCCCTCAATTATCATTTCATCTGAATCTTCTTGTAATGCTCTTAATTCACTAATCCTCATTTCCTTTATCGCTTTTTCCATCTTTTCCACCTCCTTGATATTGATCTGCTAAATTTGCATTTATTACATTTAACGTCTGTAACCTTTTCTTTCCTTCTTCTCCACCAATTGCTGGTAAATCTAATATTTCTCTGCCTTCATCGACTGTTATTAACCCTAATGCTCCTGCTTCTTTTATTAAAGTTATTTTTGTGTCTGTTTTTGCATATTTTATACGATTTACTGAAAACTCTATTCGATGTCCTTCTTTTATTGCCTTTTCACTGAATATTGCGTTTGTAAATGCTTGCCCCATTTGGATTGCACGTGGCTCTAAAACGCTTTCATAAAAAGCATTCCATTCATCTGCTGTATATTTGCTTTTTATAATATTTTCTGATAGCATGAAGTATCCATATATATTTCCATTTACCATTTCAAGTTGTTCTTTTTCAAGTAAAACCGGATTTAAATTAATTTCTTTAAAATCCATTCTTGCATCTAAACTTCCAATTCCATCCGTGCTTGATAATAAGCTTTGAACAAAATTATCTTTCATATTTTTTATGTCTTTGTCTTTTAATATTGCATTTGCTGCTCTTATAACTCCTCTTAATGATGCACTTATTTTAATTGCATTCTTTATTCCATCGTCTGCAACTGTTTGAGTTTCAATAGCATTATTCAATACCTGATTTGTATCTCCATAAAAGTCATGTTTATTATAAAAATTTCTTAAATGGATTATCCTGTTATATTTTACATAGTATGTGTTCCCATCTATAAACTGAAATTTAAGCCACACTTCGTTTTCATATTCTACTAATGTGCAAAATAATGGATTTAGTGGATATAGTCCCCTTAAATATCCTTTATCGTCTATGTCTATGTATATATATTCATTGTTTTGTGCTAATAACAAGCTCATTATTTTATATATGAAGTCATATGTAGTCATGAACGGATTTGGCTTTACACTGATAATATAATTTATCTGCCCCGAAATATGATTTTTTAAATTTCCATTCTGTTGGTAATGCTTCGGTATCATTTTTGCACAATGTGTTGCTATTACATTAATACATTCTTTAGCTATTATATTTTCATTAATATCATCTGTTATGTCTGTATATGTTGCATTATATCCACTCAACAATTTTAGCGTGGTTTCATTAACCATATTTTGAATTTTATTACCAAATATCATATTGAATAAGCTACGTTTTTCTTTTTTCATTTCACACCTCCTGTAACGCTAAATAATCGTTCATTTTGTCAAATAAAACACAGTAAGCTATTATTAAACTTACTGTGCCATCTATTCTTGCCCTTTGTTTTTGCCCTTTAATTGGTCTTATGTTATCATTTTCATCTCTTTTTACAGCAGTGTTACATAAACACCATTTTAAAACTGGATTATTATTATAGTTTACATTTTTTTCTATTAAGTCAGCCTCTAATAATTTCATTGGATTAGACATTGTTTTTGCACCTTGTCTTACTTCTATCATTTCAAATCCATTTTCTTTCATTTCTTCTACCCAATAATTTGAGTTCCAAGGGTCATAGCCTACCCACAAAGGTGCAATTTCATATTGATTTTTTATATTTAAAAACCATTCTGTTACTTTTGAATAATCAACTTTTGCTCCTTCACAAACTGTTACAAGTCCTCTTTTTTCCCATTTATCATATGGTATCTTGTCATCTTTTATTTTAAACTCTAATCTTTCGCTTGCTATAAAATATTGTTGCATAACATATTTCTTTCTTTTTTTTACAATTAATAATGTTGCACATGTTAAATCCGTTGTACTAGATAAATCAACTCCGCCAATTGCGTAAGTGTCAAACAACTCTTCAATATTATAAGTATTTTCATTATTTGCAATATCAAAAGTTAACCATTTATCTTGGTCATTTTGTCTTATGTTAAAATCTTTACAAAGTAAATTTGTAAGTTCTGTAGGATTATTTTTAGCTCTATTCACTTTATCTCTTAAATCTTTTATATTTTTTATTGTTCCTAGTCCAGGGTTAGCTTTATACCATTTTTTCTCATCTTGCCACTCATTAGGATTGTCCAATTCGTAAATTATTGGTAGTACTGTTTCATCAAAAATACCACTTTCTAGTCCTTCATATCCTTCTATTATTCCACAAGCATATTCATATTCATTGTCAAACACATTTTCTCTTATAGTTCCCATTGTAGATGTTTCTAAAAATAAAGGCTCTTCTCTTGCAGACATAGAATCAAACATAACATCGAGTAAGTTTTTATCTTTCCATGCATGTATTTCATCACCTATTACAAAAAATGCATTTAAACCATCTAAAGAATTAGAATCTGATGCTAAAGCTTTAAAGAAAGATTCCGTTTTATCATAATATAGTCCTCCAACTAAAGTACGTATTCTTTTAGCGAGTGCAGGGGATTTTTTTATCATTCTTTTTGCTTCTTCCCAAACAACTTTTGCTTGTTCTTTTTTAGTAGCTATAGAATAAACTTCTGCACCACCTTCACCTGATGACACTAACATATAATTTCCAAGTCCTGCATCTATTGTTGATTTACCGTTTTTTCTTGCTACAAATAAAATCCCTTTTTTATATTTTCTTAATCCTGTGTCTTTATCAACAAATCCAAACAAAGCTTGAATGAAAGCTTTTTGCCACAACTCAAGAATTACAGCTTTACCAGCCCATTTTCCTTTAGAGTGTTTGCAAAATTTTTCAATAAACTGTATAGGTCTCATACTCTTTTCTAAATTAAATATATATGTATGTGTTTCATTTTCTTCTGATATTTCATTAAAAAAAGAAACTTGAACAGGATTATATATATCCCTTACAAGTTTCTCATATGTAACCAATATTTTATGATTAGCTTTATCTGGATTCTTTAACAAAAATTGATAGTATTCTTCTATATATGTTAGCATATTTCATCATTGAATTTATCTAATTCATCTCCTATTTCCTTTTGTTTCTTCTCAGGTAGTAAATCTGTTAATTGTTTTATAACATTAGTATAATTTTTAATAATTGTGTTATAAGTTTTCATTTCAACAGATTCTTTATATCCAAACTGATTTTCTCCATTTTTATATTTATCTTTTATGCCATTTTCACTTATATGTTTTATTAAATCTTCTAATTTTACTGACATAAATGCAGCATTATATATTAAACTTTCAACTAAATTTTTTTTGTTTTCTTCAATATCTTTGAATAGCTTTTTTAATTTATTTTGTTTACTTTTTACTCGTTTTTCTATAGTCTTATCTTGCACTTATATCACCACCTTACCTACACCCCTCACGCAAATTAACATGCGTATTTTTTGAGTGCCCTCCCACCGTTCTCCCATATACATTGGTTTTACTAGCTTATGGGGGGATATCTTATCTATTAACCGCTTCTATTTCTTTTACTGAATTATCTAAAACTAAAACTTTTCTATGTAGCTTCTTCTTTAATCTTTTTTCTAATCTATCTTTATCATCGTCTTTCAAAAACGAATCCAATTTAACAATTAATATATCTTTTCTTTTTAGTTTTAATTTTTTTATTTCATAAGTGCATTCTTTGACAACTCTTTTTACTTCTTGTTTTATTTGTCTTAATTGTTTTAATGCATTATCTGTTTGTATATCTACATTTAATGTATAAGTATTATTTTTAATCATTTTTTTGTTAAAACTCCTTTTCATCAAACATATATCGTTTATTATTTTTTTTATATAGTTTAATGGTGTCCTTTTGGCATATTTCCATTGAGTTGTATTAGTACATCCTTTTTTCCCGTCTTTGTGTTTGCAATATTTTTTTGTGCATTGATTATTTAATTTATAATTGCAACTATATATTTTAGTCTTATTCATTCTTTATCAAATCTCCATTCTCATCAAATATATATTCATCAAACTTTTCTTTAAAGTGCTCTTCATTATGACACTTCTTGCATAAGCTTTCTAAGTTATCTATATTAAAAAATACATCATCATCTTCATAATTCTTATCTGTTATATACTCTTTATGATGTATAAAATATGTTGCACTATATATATTCTTCTTTAAGCATCTTTCACAAAATGGATCTAAAATAAGTTTTTGCTTTCTTAACTTTTGCCATCTTTTTGATTTATATTTTTTAGCAATGCTTGGATCATCTCTGTATGTCATAATTACTTTACTTTCTTAATTGCTTTTTCTGATTTATTTTTCTTTACTGCTGTTTCTATTTCATGTACTTCTTCAACAAATACTTCATTATATGCATTATTATGTGTAAGTACATAATATCTTTCTTTTGTGATTTCAAATATTTCTCCAGCTTCAGGTATTTTATCTAATTCTGCGTCTCTTATATTTAATCTTTTATATGTATCTAATGCTTTTACTTTCATAAATAATCACTCCTTACATTTCCCACATTCTCTACAATTTCTTTTATTGCAGAGAAAAATAGATACATATTCAGTACATTTATATACTTTGTATGTATCTTTATCTAATTCACATATATTTTCTTTACAATTGTATCTTATACAATGTTTACACAGATAATTTCGATATTCTTCTTTTGTCATAGTATCACTACCTTTTTATTACTCATTTCTTAAAATAAGCATTAAAAAAGCAGCCCGTTATTGGACTACTATAGGAAAAAAATATATGAAAACTAAGGTTTCCCTTGTCTGTATTCTTTTTTTGGTGGGAAATGTAAGAATTGAACTTACTCTTAAAGTGTCACAGACTTTCGTGCTACCATTACACTAATAACCCCATTTGGTCTAGATGAAAGGACTTGAACCTTTAACCTCTGGTATCCAAGACCAGCCGTCTACCATTTGACACTACATCTAGATATATAATATTATTAGACCTTCGCCTTACAAAATATTATCTTCTTAATTATTCTGTCACTGTGAAAGTAAGTCTGAGTATTTCGGAGCGACCTAATACTTCTTACCCTTGTCAATGCACATATGAGATTGATTACTCATAAATTTCACCCATCATTCAGATGTTTGTAAGATAATTGCTAATATCTTTTAAATATCCTGTAATTATCTCGATTGAGCTACTTTAACCTAGTTATGTCTTATAGTGTATTTTACTACACATCACGAGAAACAGCCTTATTATAGCTTTACCTACATTGGTTATACCTTGCTACAGTACACTTATAGGCTTATTACACACTGTGTCGTCTATTATGGCTGCGACAACTCTAGTACATTATTAAGCGATTTTATTTTGCACGTTACCCTTTAATTGATTTTTACATCTCTTGCATATATATTACTATACATACAAAGTTGCCTTACAAAAGTATCCTTGTGCTTGACAGCTCTTCTGAATAACTCCATGATACATGATATTGTATTTATACACATGGTTAATAATATGGTGGTAGTAATTAGCATACTACCAATGCTTTTTTATCGGTTAATTTCCTAGAAAAGAGTTTTCCGATACTCTTCACTATACTAATTATACCACTTGACAAGGTTCAAAAACTATCAATTTTCTATCAAATAAAACCCAATTCTTCAGCTAAGCTATAAATAATCTTATTTTTATATCTATGGAATGTAGCTTCTCCAATGTGCATTTCTATACATACTTTTGTTTTACTTTCTCCTTTTTCAAAATGCCTTACATATAATTCATATTGTTCACCGCTTAATCCTTCCAAAACTTTATGTATCTTTTTACACATTGCTTGTAATCTAGTTATCATTTTATTCGTAATTAAATTATAAACCTTAGTAGTTTGTCCTTCATTTCCTTTGTTAGGACTCCCAGGCACACCCAAGGTGATTTTAGGACATTCTTCTATTATATCTAATCTTAACTCTTCAATTATATTTTTATTATCTTTATAATCTTTTAATTCTCTTTCTAAATATCTTCTTACCTCAATGCTAATTTTTTTATCCATATACCTACCTCCATTTTTTTATTCAACTTCAAATCTAGTATCTAAATTGTTTGGTATATTGTAAGTGTCTATTACACTTCTAAAAGCGTTATTTTCTTCTTTTAACTCTTTTATTTCTTTTAGTAAGCTTGTCTTTTCTTCTTGTAAATTTTTATATTCATTTGCTACATAA